TCGACCAGACGCGCGGCTCGATGAAGACGGTGGAGGACGAGCGCGCGGTGCCCCAGGTGCCGAGACCCCAGCCACCGACACCCCAGCCATAGCCATAGGCGCCGAGCTCGACACCGATTGGGATCTCGTATTTGTAGGTGACGGCCGCGCCGCCGCCCGTCGCGGTCGAGGTTGCGTTCGAGGTGAACAGATAGGTGTAGTGGTCGGCATCGATGACGGTGTTGACCGGCACCTGCGTCACGTTCGGCGTGATGCCTCCAACCGCGGTTGAGCCTGCCAGCGTGATGAGGTCGCCGACGCTCAAGCCATGGGTGGCATGCGTCACCGTGACCAGATTGGAGCCGTTGGTCACCGAAAACGGATTGTTGCCCAGCGTTCCCTGCGATCGATACGGCGTGATGTCGTTCTGCGCGCCGTTCGCATCGTAGACATAGAGCTTCTTGTAGGTGCTTACAGCATAATAGGCATTGAACGAGCGGTCGCGCCAGGCGTGCTGCGTCCGCGGCGTGCCGTCGGTCGGGGTGGCGTATCCCTTGACCCAGCCGCCGATCTTCTGCGGCAGCCCATGGACGAAGCGCATGTTGGTCGTGTCCGACCAGCGCCCCTCGATCGCGCGCAAGCTGTCGGTCTTGATGACGCCGGGCGGCGCCTTGATCGGGACTTCCTGAATCTGCGACATCAGTACAGGATGCAGGCAATCATGGCGATGGCTTCGGGGCGGGCTTCGGTGCCGCCTGAAGACGCGGTCGCGAGCGTGCCAACGCTGCCCGATCCGGTGACGGTGTGGGTATGCGCGCCGGCGCTGACGATTGAAACGCTGATTCCGGTTGTCGATGAGCTGGTGTTGGTCGTGGTCTGGTTGACATAGCCGCCGAACGAACCACCACCCCAAAGATTGTTCTGGTTTGTGTTGATGGCATAAACGTGATAGTGGCCCGGATCGGTGACGTTTGCCGTGTGGCTGTGCGCCCCCTGACTGTCCGTCACATAGCTTCCAGCGCCAGGTGCGCCGGTGATGGTGTGGGTGTGCGCGGCGTTCTGATTGGACTGCGAGGTGCCATAGGTGACTGAAGCGCTGCGCGAGCGAATGAAGCGCCCGGTATCGTAGAGGTTCGGCAGGCTGAAATGCGTCCCGTCAGGAGCGCCATAGAGCGTCCCGATCTGCGTAAACAGATCCGGATAATCTGCCCGCAGCAGCGAGGCGCCGTTCATCTCCAGGCCGCCGATCTGAGTGGTGCCACCGGCCGAGAAGTAAGCTCGTCCGACAACGTCACGATCCTGCCGGTAGAGCGTCGTGCCATCGCAGATGACGTCGACAAACTTGCCTTGCGGAATCTGGATCGGGGTGGCCATGCCGCTGGTCTTGAGCAGCAGCGAGAAGGCGCCGGACGTGTTGTTGAAGATGGTCCACTTGCCGGCGATCGAGGGGAACGTGACGGTCTCGGTCGATGTCAGCGTGCCGGTGAACACTTGGGTCGCACCGGCAACCGGCGACGGGCCGGACGGCGGCAGCGTGCCGGTGGAAAGATCGAGCGTGCCGCCGGTCACGGCATGGCTGTCGATACCCCACAGCGCGCGGTCGAGCAGATCGGCGAACGACGAATTGAAGGTGTCGCCCCACGAGTTGTTGTTGTTGCCGGTGCTCTGCTTGATGAGCCCGACCCGTGACGAATAGGTATCTGCGACCATTAGGGAGTGTCCGTTCCGAAGGTTGCGCCGCGATAGGAGAGGTCATCGGCGGAGGCGATCGATTTGGCGAGATTGGTGAGCACCTGCACGTTCTTGTTGAACTCCTCGTCGTCCTTCATGAACTGCGCGGCCGCGGCGAGGCAGGCGACGCGCAGCAGGTTCGGATAACGATTGGTCAGGAAATTGCTCTGGTTGCTGGCCGACAGCAGCAAGGGCTGGCGGAAGTACGGCAGCTTGCACACCGCCGCCTGGTCGAACGCGGTGTCGAACTTGATCTGCTCGTCCCACACACCCCAGCACGACGGCGAGCCATCGATCAGCTTGTTGGCCGTCCACGTCACGCCGGTACCGCCGCCGGCGCCCGAGCCGCTGGCGCCATCGCCCTGCGTGTCGACCACGAAATTGTTGGCATCGGTGATCGAGGTGACCGGGAAGCCGCCGGTCATGGCGATGCCGTTGACGGTCGGGCCATTGCCGACGATCAGCACCGAATCCTGCGTCAGGCCGTGCGCGACCATTTGACAGCTCACCAGCGCCGAGCCCGCGGTGGTGGTGAAGGGGTTGGTACCAAAGGTGCCGGACGGCGAGGTGTCGTAGGAGCGCGCCTGCATCAGGCTGGTCTGCAGCACCTGATCGTAGTCGGTGACATTGGTGGTGTCGTAGACCTTGCCGATAGGGTCGAGGAAGCGTGCGGGCAGAGCGATGCTCGCCTGTCCGACCGCCATGCTGAAGGTGTATTCGGTGCGCATCTCGCGCACGCGCAGGATCTGGTAGAGCAGCGCCTGGGCCTCGTCGAGCACGGTGGCGACGTCGACCTTGGTGTAGCCGATCCAATTCAGGAGGGAGCCGGCCGTCCCTTTCGGGGCGACCAGCGTGGTGTAGGACATCGCCATGGTGGTTTAGGCAACCAGCTTGCGCAGCTCGTTGGAGAGCTGGCCAGCATTGACGACGCGCTCCTCGATCAAAACCTCGACGGCGCCCTTCTTGTCCGTCACGCGCTTGGCAAAGCGCGCGGCGATCGCGTCGGAGACCTGCTGCCACGGCCATTTCTGTTCGCCGCGAGCCCACATTTCGAGGTTGAGGACGGGAGTGTCGTCGTCATCGTCATCGCCGCCGCCGTTGCCGAGGAGTTTGTCCACCTCGTCTCCGGGTGCCTCCTGCTTGACCTTGACGGCGCGCTTCATGAGCTTTTCCACCGCGGCTTGCTTGCGGGGATCGGCTCCGATCTCAGGATGGTCTGCGATCAATTCGCCATGGGCGTTGAACGGCAGGCCGAACTGATAGAAGTGCACCTCATGGTGCGGGTCGCCGGGGCGGCGATCGCCATGGACGGTCGCATAGTCGCGCGACTTGTCCAGGCGGACGATTGCTTTGGTTTCCTGTTGCGGCTTTTCCATGGTTCAGATCCCGTTCTTGACCTTGCCCGTCTGGCGCTGCACGGCGGAGGCGCCGCTCAGCGAGTGCGAGAGGTTGGTGGGGGAGCCGCCCATCTTGCCGCCCTTGGTGTCGGGCAGGTCGAGGCCGTGGACGTTGTCCTGCGGATAGGCCGACTTGATCTTGCCGCCGCCGCCGACGTTGCCGCCGCTTTTGGTGGTGACCATGTCGGAGCTGCCCGGCGAGCCACCCATCGGGTTGCCGGTGAAGACGCTGCGCTCTTTGGAGCCAGAAGCCATGTTCAGATTTCCTCTGCGAGATTGGGGCCGAGCGGCGCATAGTCCGACTCGGTCCCGGCCAAGGGACGCTGCCCGGTGTGGCGGGAAGCGCGCGAAAGTACCGTGTAGCCGTCGAGGCCAGCGTTGCCGGTGTCATTGCTCATCGCATTGTCCGGCAGCGGGTTGACCGCCTTCAGCTTCACGGGCTCATTGCGACAGGCATCCGGATAGATGCCGCCGAAGGGTTGGAAAGGGGGCATCGCCCACCTCCATTGTTGGAGCCACGAAAAAGGGCGGGATCGCTCCCGCCCTTCGGTGTGCTTGTGCTGGCGATCAGTACCAGTCGATCTCGACTTCGGTGATGCCGGTGCCGGCCGGCGTGCCGCCAACGCCCGCGACGCGGGTGATGAAGAACGCCGTGTCGGCCGGGATGAAGTCGGTCTCCAGCTTGATGTGGTTGGAGAAGTCCGACAGCGTCGGCGCCGCACCACCCGGGTTGTTGGCGCCGGCCTCGCACAGCGCACGCGCGCGGTACGGGGTGCCGGCGGCAGTGTTGCCGGCGGTGGCGGAAGTGCCGAGACGATGGCGGGCATACTCGGTGTAGAGCGTGCCGCCAGCGGTTGAGGCCGCCGAGCCGACGTTGATCTCCGGGACCGTCGTGGTGCCGACGCAGTCGGCGGTCAGGTAGGTCCGGATGTCACGGACGAGGCCCTTCTTGCCCTTGGGGCCGAGAAGTTTGCGCGATTCCGTGGTCGCGCCGAAGGCCGAAGACGGAAACACATAGGTTTCCTTCTTCGGGTTGTCATAGGTGGGCATGGTCTCTGTTCCTTTCTGTCAGAGGGTTGAAACGGCGGCGTGGCTAAGAAGCCGTTACGCCGCCGAGTCCCACATCACGACGCGCGCGTTGGTCGCATCGGGATGCACGAGGCCAAAGCCGCCGAGGTAGTACCAGGCGATGCCCTTCGAGCGGCCGTAGTCGCCCGGGATCTTCGCGCGGATTTCCTCGGGAATGCAGATCGCCTCCGTGACGGTGTCGGCGCCCATGAAGAACGCCCAGGAGGACAGACCGTTGTTCCACGCATCCGCGGTGCCGGACCACGGATCGTAGGTGGTGGAGTCCGCCGCACCGCCCTTCGGGATGAAGGTCTGCTCGATGAAGCGGAAGGACTCGTAACGGCCGATCTCACCGTTGAAGATATGCGCCAGACCGGTCTCGGTGTACTGGTGCAGGGTCTCCAGCGAGTTCTTGAAGCCGCGATAGGTCGACGGATGCGAGATGGACAGGTAGTCGTCCATCACGTAGGGCGGGATGTTCCGCTCCTTCATCGTGTCGCCCAGCGCCTTCACATGCCCGGTACCCAACGCGAGGTTGTTGGTGGTCGAGCAGGTGCCGTTGGTGTCGAGCGTGATCGCCGTGGCGGAGTTGCCGCCGGTCGGCGCCGCGCGCAGCACCGTCGACTTGAACTGGAGGAACGCTTCGATGTCGAAATACTTGCGAGCATCGTCCTTCAGCGTCTTGTCGATGATGGTGATGACGTCCTGCTTGGCGAGCGCGGTGAGCTTGCCGGTGTAGGGGACGGAGTTGCCGGCCTCGGTCACCGTCAGCGAGCGCTGCGCCACCGTGAAGCCGGTCTCTGGCATCGCCAGATTTTCCGACAGCCGGCGGCCCTGCGTGCCGACGTTGGAATAGACGTTCCACGAGAACGTCTGGCCGCGGTTGAGACCCTTCTGAGTCCCGTCCTGGGCGTCGCAAAGCTGACGGAATTTCGTCAGCGGCTGAACCTGCTGGCGAAGGACGTTGGACAGCTCATCGCTGTACATATAGCCGCCTTCGGCCGGCACGGTCCAAGTCTGGCCTGCCATAGTGTGTTCCTTTCTTACACTTGGCCGCGCGCTTTGCGCATGTTCGCAACGACGGCAGACCGATCGGACGGAGCCGGGGTCGTGACGTCACGGCGAGGCGCTGACGCGCGTGAGGGTTGAAGTGGGATGGCTTGACGGCGGGCGTCGCGCTCGACGGACACTGCGATCCGCGGAGCCGGCTTTCCCTGCCGCTGTTCCGACTGAGGCGCCGGTTTCGTCCCGCCGCGCCATTCGAGGAATTTCCCCTTTGACGCTTCGAGAAGATCCTTGGTGCTGCGCACCTCGTAGCCGTTGATCCGGTAGAAGCGATGGTAGTTAGCCAGCTCCTTGTTGGTCTTCGGCAACTGTTCCTCGGTCAGTCCGAGAGCGAGCATGTCTTCGCGGTAAAGCTTGTACATATTCGCCTCGATCGCCATGGCCGCGATCTCGTCATTGGCGAGGTCGGGGTTGGCATCCTGAAACGCCTGCAGCGCAGTCTGGCTGCGCTTGAGGTCTTGGTCGAATGCACGCTGCACGCCCGAAGTCTCGACGGCTTTCGCCGCGTTCGACTGCGCACGCTTGTCGATGTATTCGGCCAGCTCCCTTGCGGCCTCTTCAGGATCACCGAACTGGAGTTTCTGCACGAGCTCGACCGGCAATTGCCCGGGGTGTTGGGCATCGCCGTCGGCGGCAGGGTCCAATTCGTCTTGCGCACCCATTTCACCGTCGGGGTGTTGACGGCTCGCGCCGGTGCGATCGGCACGAATCTCTTTGGCGGCTTCGAGGAGGCTGCGGGCCTCATCGAGATAGCTGTCGCCGGCCAATGTCTTCTGAGCGGCGGCAAGGACTTCCTCGTCCGTCAGCTCGACTTCCTTGCCGCGCACCACCAACTTGCGCTTGGTGGGCTGCTGCTGCGCCGGCGCGGCGCTGGCGGTCTCGCCATCGCCCGCGGCTTCCGCGGCAGCCGCGGCCTCATCGATCTCATCGTCACTCGGCTCGGCGCCAAACTGGCCGTAGAGGTTCTCGTTGTCGGTGAGGTCGCCGTTGAACGGGCGCTCCTCGGCCTCGGGGCGGCGGAAGCGCGCGGCGATCTGGCTGCGGATGCTGTCGGCCGGCGAACTTTGGATCGGCTTGCGGCTTTCGACACCGCCGCCGAGCGGGTCGCCGCCCGGGTTCTGATCGAGCGGCTGCGTGCCGCCGTTGCCAAGATCACCGTCGTCTTCGGTGCCGAGCCGGGCCTCCATGTTCTCGTTGTGCTCGG